CTATTCTTTGTCCAGCAGCCACAGCACAGGGACCTCCAGCACCTCCGCAATGGCCACGGCCTCGAAGTCCGTCACAATCCTGGCCCCGCTCTCCATGCGGCTGATCACATCCCGCTCCACCATGATCCCCCGCAGTTGTAGCAGTTTGCATAGTTCGGACTGGGAAAGTCTCCTTTTCTGCCTGGCCTCTCGGATCCGGTCCCCGCACAAATTCCTTTTCCCGTTGATTTCGTAAAACTTCACCCGGCGCCCCTCCATTGTGGATATGGCCCACATTTTTCTTGATATTAACACAGGTCGGCGTCAAAACCCGTGGTAATATTCAGCACAAGAAAATTATAGGCCCTTTGGCGCAGGGTTATTCATTGGGGGCGGCGGTTCCGATCCTATGTCCCACCGTCAGCGGGTAATTTTCATAATGTCATTTGGGGTGCAGTCCATCAGCAGGCACAGTTTTTCAATGGTTTCAGTTGTGACCGGCTTCCCCTCTCTTAACTTTTGCAGAGTGCTTTGTGATAGGATGTTTTCCTTTCTGATCCGGTATGTGGTGATCCCGGCTTCTTTCATTTTTTCAAATGCTCCCTGGTAGCTGATTGCCACTTTCGCCACCTCCTTGTGCGGATATTGTATCACACTTTTATGCACTCTGTAAAGTGCATAAAACACACAAATACAAGCACTCCATTTCGTGCATGTTGCCACTTGATTATGCACTCTTTAAGGTCTATAATAATACTCGTAAGGCAGGGGCACCCAGCCCCTTATGAAAGGAAGTGAGGCAATGGAAACCGGGATGACAAATGCGGAATTTAACGCCTTTCTTGAAACCTTGGCCCAGCTCGTGGAAAGTAAGGCCAAAACGGTACAAGAGGCCGCCGCGCTAATTCGGCAGGCGCAAGCAAAATAAAAGGGTGCGCGGCCCCACCTCGCAAGTGAACCGCGCACCAAACCCAAAAGGGTGGCCGGTAGCCTTACACCGGCTCACCCCCATTTTACAAAAGTAAGGCGAATAAATCAAGGGGGCTTTTCAGATGGCTATTTTTGAAGTGGGCAAAAAGTATTACGACACCAGTGCGTGTGACCATAACTGCATTTTCGTTGTTGAGATCGTCAAGCGCACGGCCAAAACGGTGACTTTCCGCCGGGGTGGACAGGAGCGCCGGGCGAAGATCCACACGGACAACAACGGGGAATATATTATCCCTGAGCGGTACAGCATGGCTCCCGTGTTCCGGGCCAGCCGTGAGTATGTGGAGGTCCCGGAGGAGGCGGCTACCGCCTCCCCGGACCCCGTGGCCGCCTATATCCCCCAGGCCGCGCAGCCCACCGATCACCCAGGCGTGGTCATGGTTGGCCAGCCCGTCGTGGGCAACTGGGGCGCCATGTGTCCTATGGGTATCGGCGTGATCGTCGGTTTCACGGAGAGGGAGGGCACCCGCTGGATCCCCGCCGCCACCATGGCGGTGATCCGCTGGGACGATGGCCACACCTCCATGGAGGCCCTGGAGGACATACACCCCCGCGGGTGGCGTTCTCCCAGTGGTAGCCCCTTGGGCGTGTTCTTTGCCCGATAAAATAATATATGCCGGGCCGGGCGGCTACTTCCCGGCAGAAAGGCAGGAAATTATGAGATACGGCGAACAGCAGCGGGCCTATAATCAGGCCCGGCAGGCCAGCGAATTGGCCGGGGCCAGGGCCGCCGCCCACGAAAGGGCGTTTTTAGTAGCCAGGGGCGCCACGGATCGGCGCGGGCGTCCCGCCCGGTGCCTTTGGCAAATCGAAAATGACGCCGTTTTCGACGCCCTGGAGGCGGAATACCAATCGGACCCGGAGGCCGCCAAACTGCAAAAGGCCGATATGGCCGCCAGGGCGGCGTTGATAAAAGCAGAAAAGGACCTGGTGGCCTGGGCGCTCTCCATTGTTCCCACTGGTATTCGCGCCACCCTTGCCCCCGCCGCCGAAACGGACCACGCCACCCGGAAAAAGATCATTGACTTGGCCATGCGGTTGGATGCCTCCACCGTGTCCCACCGCGTCGTATAAAATGCCCCCGGCACCTACACGGTGCCGGGGGTTCTCTTACTCCGTTTTGTCTTTGTTCCAGTTCGTGATCTGCTCCAGGGCCTCCCGCAGTTTATCAAATCCGAACATAGCCGCATAGGCTACGAACAGGCCCAGGGCCACCGCGCCGGCCACCATGTACCAGGTGACGGCCCACCCCATGATCTGGAACACCGCAAAGAACGCCACCAGGGTGACAGCCATGGCCACCACCACCGCCAGAATATTGGTGGGGATCTTGTTCCAGGTGATTTTCTTCACCACCTGGGTGATGATGTTGGTGATTACGGTCAGGATCAGTGCCGCCAGCAGGATGGCAGACACCGCCAGGGGAATGTACTGCATGATGGTTTCCATTGATATGTCCTCCTTAAAATTATTTCACAGCCCCGCCCAGGGCGCACAGCAGCAGGTCCAGGGAGGGGAATGTGTCATAGTTGGCCAGCCAATAGTCCGGGGTGTTGATCACGCCGGCGGCCACCAGGGCGGCCACGCCCTCCTGGGGTGTGCCCGTGCGCGGCTTTGCCTTGGTGATGGTCTGCGCGGCCTTTTTCAGCAGGATCTCCAGGTATTGTACCTTTCCGGCCTCCGCTGCGTCCGCCCAGTAGTCCGGGGAGTTGATCACCCCCAGGGCCTCCAGCTTGTCGGCCGCGGCCTGTGGGGTGTCCTGGAGCATAAGCACCTGGCCCGCCCGGATCAGGTTCCGGTTTTGGATGGCGTTAATCTCCGCCAGGGTGTCCACGGTGGTTCCGTAGGTGCTGGCAATCTTGGAAAGGGTGTCCCCGGATTTCACCGTGTAAACGGTAGGGCCGCCCGCCGTGGCCGTTCCCCCGGAGGTCCCGCCCAGCTTCTTGGCAATAGCGGCAAAGTCCGGGCAGATAAACCCGCGGATGTATTTCCCGTTGATGGCCATGGTCCGCTTGCCCACCTTTCCACCGCTCATGTTGCCCTCTGTCACCACAAAGGTGCCCGCCGTGCTGTTTACCTGGGTCACAATGCCGATATGATCCACAGCTCCGGTACAGTCTCCTTTTCCGGTGTCGTCCCAGTCATACACGCAGGCACCGCCTACATGACACACATGGGCGTCATTTTCCACCCAAATGCCTTTGCCCTTTGCGATCTGCACGAACTTCTCCACGCCGCACTCGGTCCCGGTGTACTCTGCGATCCCGGCCTTTATGTACGCCGCGCTCACCGTGGCCGCACAATATGCGTCTTTCACCTGCATTTTGTAGCCGCGGGCCAGGGGTTTGTGGCTGTTGTATATCTCCAGGATCTCCAGGTGTTTGGCGCTCCCCTTGGTAGCGCCCACCCATGTGTTGATAATATCGGCCACTTTCTGCCGCAGTTGGTTTTCTGTCATTGGTAAAGCCTCCTTAAATGCCCACATCCGGCGGCTCTGTCCGGTCCGTGGGCGGTTCCTCCGGGGCGGGCCGGTATCCGCTCCTGCTCGTTCTGGCGGCCTCTGCCGCCTTGTCCTTGTTGGTCTTGATCCATCCCATGACACCGTTTTCCAGGCCGCACACGCCGAACACGCAGGCCGTCAGGGTGGATGGCTCCCCGCCGGTATGCCAGAACACGGCCAGTGCGGCCACAGTATAGGCCACCAGGATCACGCCCTCCAGCACCAGCACCTTGTCCATGACGCCCATTTTCTTGGGGTCGTCCCTTGCCTTTAGCGCCGTTCTCTGGCCGTGTGTGTTTCGGTGCAGGCGCCGCGCCGTAGCTCCGCACACCAGGAAGCCCAGCACGGTCCCCAGTGTCATGGAGGCAATGGCCAGAAACATGGTTTTCATGGTTCGTCCTCCCTCAAAAAATCGTGCTTGATCAGTCGGTCATCATATACCCGGCTGATATTCGCCACCGCATGGGTGGTCCGGTTGTTCTGGTAATCCGGGTTTGCTTTGCAGTATTTTTCGTACTGGTCGATTTCCGCCAGGATCTCCACAAATTCCTCTTGTGTGTGCGGAATGTCCCGCAGCAGCTCATTGTTGAATTGCAGGATCCTGGCCCGGTGCGCGTCCGCCGTCCTTGCTCCATCCATTTTTATGTGTGTGTCCAGGATCTCGCGGGTTTCGTCCAGCTTGTCGATCACATCCTTGTTGATGGCCCGCCCCACGGCCCGCGCAATGGCGGACCATGGATCCAGCTTGATGGGCGCTATCTGGATCAGCGTCATAGCCGCCAGAACGATCCCGCCGCCGGCCAGGATTTCCGCCGCCGTCATGTGGACACCTCCCCAATGGCCTGGGCGTAGTCCCGGCGAACCGCCGCGATCTCCTCCTCATGGTGGAGCGCATGGAGCTGCGCCAGCTCCATGGCCTGGGCCTGTAAAATCACATTCATCCGGTCGATGATGTCGCACAGCTCCGCCACTAGCTTTGTGTTGTCCATGGCCGTCACCCCCTCGCTCCGATCAGGGCGGCAATGTGCCGCAGATCCTCCACCGGGGCCTCGTAGAACGCATGTCCCCACAGGAAAAAGTCCTCATGCTCCGGGCGTCGGTACTTCTGGCACACGGGATCCTCCCACACCAGATCCCAGCGGCCTTGATACCCCGCGTCCCGTTTCTCCAGCCTGAATGTGATGGCCAGCGTCAGGGCGCCGCGTTCCAGCCCCTTCCCGTCGTCGTTCTTGGCGAAATGCAGGTGGGCATTTCTGCTTGTGATAGCGCACACGGCCGCGCCCTTATATATGATCAGGCCGTCTACCTCCTCCACCTCTGTCCCATACGGGATATTTACATGGCCTGCAATCCCCGCCTCTTTCATCCTCTTTTTTGTTATGTACTTACTCACGGTCTGCCTCCGTTTATGGATACAGGGAAAGCCCGCGTTTCAGCAGCACCGTGCCTCACCCCGTGGGCTTTCCCTTTTCCATTGTTATGACCATTCCTTTCCGCTACGCTTCAAGGCACCAAAGGGAATGAAACCCGGAACCACTAACGCAGCAAGTCCAAATTTGTTAAACTGTACTTGAGGAAGCAGGCATACTACAGAGCACGTGGGGGTGAGTAGGCCTAGCTTTAGCTGGACTGAATTGTTATGTGTGCCGGACGCTCTTTCAAGCACCAATGAGTAGGGCTTTGCACCCTGTAACCTTATCTTTGGAGAGACGGACTACTTCAATCTTTCAATGAGCATCCAGTCCCTGCCTGTTGCCTCGAATCCTGTTTTGAGGGGATGTGCTATGCTCAAAATCGTTTACCGTGTCTGCTGCGGGATGGATGTCCACAAATCCTTTGTCGTTGCCTGTATCGCTGCTACCAATGAGCAAGGCGTGACGACCTACAAGAGCAAGCGGTTCTCCACCTTTACCGGAGATTTGCGCCGCTGTGCTGCCTGGCTGGCCGAAAACAACTGCAAAGATGTGTGCATGGAATCTACCGGAAAGTATTGGATTCCCATTTACAACATCCTGGAGCACACCTGCAATATTGTCCTCGCTCACCCCAAATATGTGAAAGCCATCCGGGGTAAGAAAACAGACAAGCGGGACGCTAAGTGGATTGCCGACATCTTCAAGCACGACCTTGTAGCCGGAAGTTTTATCCCTCCGCCAGATATTCGTCAGCTTCGGGATTTGGTACGTTACCGCTGGAAACTCACCAACTTTACTACCGGCGAGAAAAACCGGGCGCAAAACTGCCTGACAGTCTCCAATTTCAAACTGGATGATGTGTTCTCAGATGTGTTCGGTAAGGCAGCCTCCGCAATCACTGCCCGTATTCTGGAAGATCCAACGGAGAAAATTACGGATATTTCTGGTTTCCGAACCAAAGGCATGAAAGCGACTGACGAACAGGTGCTTGCCGCCGTAGACGGTGAGATGTGTGCTGAACAGGCTGAAAAGCTCCGCATCATCCGTTCCCACATGGACAGCCTGGAACTGTGCAAGCTCAATCTGGAATCCCTGATTCTGTCCACCGCTGAGAAATACCTTCCCCAGTTCAATCTTGTTATGTCGGCGCCGGGTATCCAATCCTTTGCCGCTATCGGCATTATCTCTGAAATCGGAGTGGATATGTCCGTGTTCCCCACCTCAAAGCATCTCTGTTCCTGGGCTGGGCTTACGCCGCAAAACAACGAGAGTGCCGGCAAGAAGAAAACCACCAGAATCAGTCGAGCCGGAGCCTACATCAAGCCCTTGCTGGTGCAATGCGCGCTCTGTGCCATTCGAGCCAAGCAGTTCCCGGAAGTCCGCAACCGCTATCTCGCTCTCAAAAAGCGCCGGGGACACAAGAAAGCCATTATCGCAATTGCCAGGATGCTCCTTACAGCTATCTACAATATGCTCAAGAAAAATGAGCCTTACAATCCTGAACTATACCGGCAGGCAGACCGGCCTCCCACACATCGTGAGGTTTCTGTTGAAGAAGCAATTTTTATTCTTCAACGGCAGGGTTATTTGGTGACTGCGCCCAGCGTTACTTAGAGCCTAAATATAACCTGAAATTTGCCCGCTTCCTGGGGGCTTGGTTTTATGCGTCCTTTTTCGGAATGGTACTTAGACTACAATGTTTCAACCTTCCCCTCTCCCCCGGGCATCAACTCGCGGAACTGCCCTCCATCCGGCTCGGAGTGCCATTGCATCACCGGCACAAAGCAGGCCAGCTGTGTAGCCCTGCGGTACAAGTCCAATGTGGGGAGCGGCCCCGCAAAGCCCCCGATGTCGAAGCCCCAGAACGGGATGCCGGTCAGGGCAGCAGACAGCCCCGCCCGCAGGGCGCTGGCCAACTCGCTGTTCTGGGACTGCTGATCTCCAGCCCAATGGATAGGCGTGGTATGCTGACCAGCGTAGCCCGCCCGGCTGAACAGCGCCTGAGCCGAACCCAGATGTTTGGTGTAAGCCGCCGTATACTCCTGGGCATAGCGGTTCTTTCCGGCCCGGCCGGAGCTGCCATCCGCAAAGCGCACATCTTCCCGGTAGATGAACTCGCCTCCATCGGTCTTGAACCCGTCTATCCCCATCTCTGTGAGATAGTTTCGCTTGGAAAACCAGGTCTCCTCTGCGGCAGGGTTGGTGAAGTCGGGGATCATGGAGCCGGCGAACCAGTGTCCCTCCGGGATGGTATAGGGCCTCCCATCTGCGTTGTGGACGCAGAGGCCCCGGGCAACGGCATCCGCCCGGTCCAGCTCATTTTGCGCATTGAGCGGCTCCTCCGGCCCCTGCTTTTTGTAGACGGGGATCTGCCACAGCAGGAAACGGATCCCCTTCTCGTGAAGCCGCTGTACCATACCAGCGGGATCCGGCCAGGGGGAATCGGAAAAATCGAAGTCCTCCAGCCGGAATGCGCCGCCATTCGGCTTAGGAACATACCTTGCGCCCCGGAAAACATAAAAGGTAGCCTCATCGCTCCACGCCTCGGCCACCAAGGCGCAGACTGGAAAGCCGTGTTCCTCCGCCTGCGCCACCGCCCGCTCCACTTTCTCCTGGCTGTCCCAGTGGTTGGCGGAGATCCACGGCCCAAAGGCCCATTTGGGCGGCAGCTTTGCCGGGCCGAACAGATCCATGTAATCCCGAATGATCTCTCCGGGCATCCCCGAAAACAGCACGACGCGGCAATCCACAGGCAGCTCCGCGCAAACCGCTTTCTCACCAAATCGGAAGCTGGTGCGCTCATCCGTGGCCGCATATAGCCCGAAGCCCGTATTTGTCCAGAAGAAAGGCGCCGGGCAGTAGGTTTTCTCTCCCTGAAAGCAGAACTTCTCCTCCACCTCATTGACCGCCGTATGTCCCTTCTGATTCACGGCATTGTACTTCTCTCCCATGCCATAGGCCCCGTCATAGTGCAGGGAGACCGTCAACTCCCCCCGCTCCCCCGCAGGGCTCCAGCAGAGGGCGGCCATACCGCCCGGATAGGGAAATTCCAGGGACCGCGCCTGGCCGGAACACAAAATCTCTCTCAT